AAGTTGATGTAGCGGACGAAGCAGATGTCTTTAGATTTGACTTCATCAAAGACGGTGTAAATTACGGTCCGGTTCACGTTTCTATTGACGGAACAAGTAAAATGATTATTTACTATAGCAAAGACGTACAAGACAGTCCTAGAGGTCGTTCTATCGAAGGTCAGGGCGAAGAATCATTTGATGATTTGTGCAAAAGATTGTATCGTTGGGCTGTAGGTCACCAACTAAGACCACAAAAAGTCTATAGTTCTAAATTAGGAAGAGACATGGCTAAACGAGAGTATACTAAAAGAATGGATGAGGGATATTATCCAATAGGCAAGAAGGCAAGTTACAGCGACAATATCGCTGAAACTAAAATCATTATTCAGCATTCACGTGCGTTAGAAGAAGGTGAGCAACGTTTCCGTAACATCGCACGTATTTTTGTTGAAAACGCAGCCGGCGAAAAGTTCTTATTAGATACAAAGATGCCCGGTCTCGCACGTGTACACGCACGTAACATTGCTGAAGGTCATACCCCATACGATGAACGCGGTAAACACATCAGCAGTTTAATCAGTGAATACAATACAATGGCAGGCTTCTGTCGTGCTACAAAACATAACACAAACGAGAGCATTAGCCAATTAGTTGAAAGCGGATTTCAACATTATGGACATGTACGTGAGACATTGCGTAAACTTTCAAGTAAGCGTGGTTATAAAACTTATTTTGAAAATTGGACACCTACATTGAATGAAGAAGTCAATGAAGAAGTCACTACTGGTTTAGCAGAGATGTTCTTATCTAGCAGACTTGATCCAAGAATTGAAAGTGCATTACCTTTTCTATCTAAACTAGCACAACCAGTAATGGAAATGAATGAAATTTCTGAATTAGAAGAATGGTCAAACACTATTGTTGACGAAGCACTTAGACCGCACTCAAAAGCACAAATAGAAAACTTGGCTGCGTTACTAGGTGCAAATAACCAAATACCATTTGGACCTAACGCACTTACAATCAAAAGTGAATTATCAGGTATGATTGACAATGACCAGTTAAATTCTAAACTAGAACAATTATCACAAAAGGATCCTGATGCTGATGCTAAAGATTCAGTATTAGCATGGATGGAACTATCACGTGATCCAGCAATGCAAGAAGTTGTTGACATGGTTAAAGCGGGAAGTCAACCAGCACCGGCTCCAGCTGAACCTCCTCCGCAACCTGCCCCGGCACCAGCAGCACCACAACAACCATTGCAAGAGTTCGCAATGGATGATGGAGAAGATGATAATGAACCAGACGAAGAAGCAATACTACGTCAATTAGCATCACAGTGGTGGAGAGGCAACGGAGATCCTAAGGCTGAACGAACATTAGCTGTAATGGGTTGGGAAATAGGTCAAGACGAATCCGGTGATGACGATGCTGGTGTATTTTTAGTAAGAGCAGGTGATGTAAATGGTGATAGCTATATGGCTTTCCCGCAAAGTGAGTTAGAATTAAGTGAAGGTCAAACAAGTGACATGCGTGATTTCTTTAAAACACAAAAACCTATTCAAGCTCCAGGACAACCTACTCTAAGAGTTACCAAACAGAATGAAGAACTTGATGCTAATCAAAAACGTGTTGGTCAATTAGGTCCTAAAGCTAAGTATGCTAAACAAGGTGACTTAGTAGGTACAATGGAAAGCACTGACCCATTATCAGAACTCAAACGATTATTGGGTAAATAAGTCAACAAAAACCTCACTAAAAAAGTGAGGTTAACCATATCTGGCATAAATACTATTGACAGGTCGCAGTAAGTAGTTTATACTTACGACTTGTTAGTCACATAATAATGTGTGACGAATTTAAAATAAAGACCATCTTAATGAAATAAGGAGAATATTATGGCCTCATTAGCAGAAATTCGTGCCCGTATCGCGGCACAAGAAAATAAGTCAGGGAACAACAGTTCTACAAAACAATCTGACAACTCAATCTACCCCCACTGGAATATGGACGAAGGCACAACAGCGTCAATTCGTTTCCTACCAGATGCAGATAGTAAAAATACTTTCTTCTGGGTAGAACGTCAAATCATCAAACTACCATTCAATGGTGTTAAAGGTGATCCAAACGTAAAACAAATTCAAGTACAAGTACCTTGCGTTGAAATGTATGGACCTGAAAACTCTTGCCCAATCTTGGCAGAAGTTCGTCCATGGTACAAAGACGAAAGTTTGAAAGAAATGGCAAACAAGTACTGGAAGAAACGTAGTTATATCTTCCAAGGTTTTGTTCGTCAAAATCCTCTTGGTGATGATGTAACACCTGCGAACCCGATTCGTAAGTTTATCATCAGCCCACAAATCTTTACAATCATCAAATCAAGTTTGATGGATCCTGAGATGGAAGAATTGCCAACTGACTTTTTGCGTGGTCTTGACTTCAACGTTAAGAAAACAACTAAAGGTGGTTATGCTGACTATTCTACTTCAACTTGGTCACGTAAAGAATCAGCATTGACTGAGGCAGAACAAGCCGCAATTCAAGCACATGGTTTGTACACATTAGCAGACTTCTTACCCAAGAAGCCAGGTGAAGCAGAACTACGCATTATGAAAGAAATGTTTGAAGCAAGCGTAGACGGCAAACCATATGACAATGAACGCTGGGGTAACTATTTCAGACCTTATGGTTTGGAAGCACCCGCAGGCGGCAAGCCAGCAGACGATGCTGAACAATCAGCACCAGTTTCAACTCCCGCTCCTAAAGTTAGTATCCCTGATGACGAGCCAGCAATGGCTGAATCAGTATCGATTCCAACAGCGGCATCAAGTGATAAAGCACAAGACATTTTAGCAATGATCCGTGCTAGACAAGCAAAGACTGCTTAATCTATTGGGGGAAGTAACTCTTCCCCCACTTAGGAGAAAACTATGACAATGCCAGACGAAAGATATCGGGCTATTAAGCAAGGTAAAAAACTATTAGAGGAACTATGTGATCCTGGTAAAACACCAAGAGTACCGAGTATAGTTCGAGACCGAGCAAGGGGTGCATTACGCCATTATCCAAGTGATTACGATTTGGATATGATGGCAACACAATGTCCCGACTTACTTGACAAACAACCGATTAGTATGTATACTAACGGTAAACATATTGGAGATAAAATTGGGTAAGCCATTTGACGTAAGTAAATTTAGAAAAGAAATCACTAAGTCCATTGAAGGACTTAGTATAGGGTTCAACGATCCGACCGACTGGATCAATACAGGAAATTATGCACTTAACTATCTTATTAGTGGTGATTTTAACAAAGGGGTGCCTCTTGGTAAGGTCACTGTATTTGCTGGCGAATCTGGTTCCGGAAAGAGTTTCATCTGCTCTGGTAACTTGGTTCGTCACGCACAGCAACAAGGTATCTTTGTGGTTCTCATCGATTCGGAAAATGCTTTAGATGAGAAGTGGTTACACGCATTAGGCGTTGAGACCACAGAAGATAAATTGTTAAAATTAAATATGGCTATGATTGATGATGTAGCCAAGACAATCAGTAAATTTGTTATTGATTATAAAACACTTCCAGCAGATGACAGACCTAAGGTATTGTTTGTCATTGATAGCTTGGGAATGTTGCTAACACCCACTGACGTAAATCAGTTTGAAGCAGGTGATATGAAGGGCGACATGGGTCGTAAGCCTAAAGCATTGGCTGCGCTTGTTCGCAACTCTGTTAACATGTTCGGTAGTCTGAACATTGGTATGGTTGCAACTAATCACACATACGCAAGTCAAGATATGTTTGATCCAGATGACAAAGTATCAGGTGGTCAAGGCTTTGTGTATGCAAGTAGTATTCTCGTTGCTATGAAGAAACTCAAACTCAAAGAGGATGAGGATGGTAACAAGGTTTCAGAAGTAAATGGTATTCGTGCCGCATGTAAGATTATGAAAACACGTTATGCAAAACCTTTTGAAACACTACAGATTAAAATTCCATACGAAACAGGTATGAACCCATACAGTGGTCTGCTTGATTTGTTTGAAAAGAATGACTTGTTGACTAAAGAAGGTAATCGTTTGAGTTATACAACAGATGACGGAGAAATCTTAAAGATGTTCCGTAAAGGTTGGGAATCAAATGAAGGTGGTTGCTTAGATAAAGTCATGGACGAATTTAGTAAAAATCACGGAAAAAAGCTAAGTACTGAATCAGTGGAGGAGGCAGTACAATGAGTTTAGATAGTATCGTAGAGGTTTGGGAAATCTTGCGTGACCATGTTGATTTGAATGATCGAGGTGATGCGGCAGATTCTTTGGTTAATTATTTGATGGACAACAATTTTGAAGTTGAAGATATCAAAGATGCATTCAAAGATAAAGATATCACTAAGGCGTTAAAAGGTTATGCCGAACAGCATTTCCAAGAAGAAGAATACGAAGAAAATGATGACGAGGATCACAATCCAGAAGATTGGAATTAAATGTCACACAATTGGTATACACGAATCGTTTATGATTTGTCAGTAATACCGGATTTTATATCGTATTATCTAGTTGAGTTAGACTCAGCAAAAAAAGATGTAAAGATATACGGCAAAGTTGAAAAGAACCTTGCTGATCTTCCCGGTACCACTGAACAGAGGTTCAATCAGCTACAAGAGATTGAGGCTGTGTTGAACTACCTAAATATCCAACTCAGGAAAATTCGCCGAAAACATTTTCAAAAGTATTTAGAAGCGTATAATAGAGCATTGACCAGTCGTGATGCTGAAAAGTATGTAGACGGTGAAGATGAAGTGATTGATTACGAAACATTAATCAATGAAGTGGCCCTACTACGCAATAGGTGGTTAGGAATTATGAAGGGTCTTGAAGCCAAGCAATGGCAGATGGGACATATCGTGCGATTACGCACAGCAGGAATGGAAGACATATCATTATGACACAGTACAGAGGTAAAGGATTTTTGCAAATACTCGGTGGCGGAGCAGGTGGACCATCAAAATATAAGGGGACTTCAGCGTTATCATCAGCACAAATATCACCTATCACTATTTCAGCTTTACAAGGTTATGTCCCAACCACATCATTAATTAGCGGATCACAATGGGACGAAGTTCATGTTCAATCTCAGTACCATGAGGCTGTTAAAAAATATGAAGTACTAGAAAGTCCGGAAGATGTACTTGCATTAAGTGTGACTTGGAAACGATTGAACAAAACTAATCCATCAGTATTGTCCAATGTTTCTAACTTACTCGCTAAAGAATTGTTCACACATATCACTGATGAAGATAGAGAACTAGGTCAAGAAATTCGTGACTACTATAGTAAGAAGATTATGATATGGAAACTCAAAAATGCTAGATTTTCAAAATTTAGAGATGAGTTAAATTCCTACATACACAGTCCAACTCCCTTGTTAGTTAAAAATGATTTCATGGGTATGATTTACTATCTTCCATATTTCTATGAATACGATACTGGTGTTGATGAGGTTCGTGTTCAAGTGAATCCAAAAATCAATGTGTCATTTCAAATGGTAAGAGATACACCTAGAGAATTAGAACCATTACAAAAGATTGTCTCTAAACGAAAATCCGCCGTGACTAATCACTATTGGTTAAAAGATATAGAGACCAATAGTGCAGTTCAATTTGTGTTTGATGTATCAAATCCACTAGAACATATTTGGTCTATACTGTTTGCTAAGAATGAAATCATGGAAGTAACAGGTTCGTACTACACAAAGTCACGTGACGAATTTGAATACTTAAGTGTTAAAAATTGGAAGCTAGAAAACATTTGACAATAAAGCCATTCGGCTGTACAATAAGCACATGAACTTAACTAAAGGAACAAAAATGACTCTTAAACAAAAAGCAATGATACAAACTCTTGCAATTTTCATTGGTATGATTTTAATCTCAGTACTACTAAATGTAATACTTGTGTATGCATCTATTCAAGCTATTCAGTATACGTGCGGTGCTATCCTAATCGGATTCTTGGTATACGTTGTATATGGTGTTGTTTTATCACGACTTGAGTATGATGCAAAATTAAAGGAACTAATTAGTTCCAAAACTTGACAGTAATTGGATTCTCATATATAATACTTGTATTGATTGATTGAAAAGGGGTTTTATGTCATCAACGATTTGTGTTAAGTACGGTGAGTATCGCAACATGCCTGTTGTGAATAAAACTTTTAAACTTGTCAAGGGTTATCAGACAGGTGCAAAAGGTGGTTATGTGACAGTAAAGAACGAGGGCCATTTCCCTAGCGTTAATATTGAAAATATTAAAGTTAAGGTCAATGGTATTGAGAATATTGAATTTGTTAATGGAGAAGTAGAAGTGTCAGATGCTATTCAGTTTACGATTAAACAGCCTAAGGCGCCTGTAGTCAAAGAATCTGATGAGGAAGCAATGAATCGTATTGCAACCCGTTTTGCAGTACTTGATGAAATGTCGCAAGCGGCTATCAACGGTGATATCCGTGCTATGATTGTATCAGGACCCCCGGGAGTTGGTAAGTCATACGGTGTCGAATTACAACTTGAAAAATCAAGTCTTTTTGATAAGATTGCAGGTAAGAAATTACGTTATGAAGTTATCAAAGGTGCTATGACCGCTCTTGGTTTGTACGCACAATTGTACAAACTTTCGGATCGTAAAAACGTGTTAGTGTTTGACGATTGTGATAGCGTGTTTGCCGATGACTTGTCATTGAACATTTTGAAGGCTGCACTAGATTCAGGCAAGCGTAGACGCATTTGCTGGAATAGTGATTCTAGTCTGTTACGCCGTGAGGGTATCCCTGATAGTTTCGATTTCAACGGTACTGCTATTTTCATTACAAACTTAAAGTTTGAAAATGTGAAAAGCAAAAAATTGCAGGATCACTTAGAGGCATTGCAAAGTCGCTGTCACTTTCTTGACCTGACTATTGATAGTGAACGTGACAAAATGTTGCGTATCAAGCAGGTGCATCGTGATGCTGACGGTGGTTTGTTCAAAGACTATGATTTTGAAAACGGTGAAGGTGAGATGATTATTGAATTCATGTTTGAAAATCAATCTCGCTTGCGTGAGTTGAGTATGCGTATGTGTCTGAAAATTGCAGACCTAGTAAAGATCAGTCCTAGCAATTGGAGAGCGTTGACTGCTAGTACTTGTATGAAATCTGCTTAATTTACCCTTTCGTTAAGCAGTAAAGAGGGACTTACATGTCCCTCTTTTTTCCACTATGTTTGCTTTGCAATACACTAAGTAGTATAATATGAACATGATAGTGAAACCTAACACAAAAGAACAATTAGTAGATTTTATGCTAAAGCATATTAGCCTAGGAACCTACGACAAAAAGTTTTTAGACAATTTGCTACACTTAAATTTTGCAGTTAAGAATCCAATTACAACCAATCAAGCCGAGTTGCTCAACAAGATTACATCAAGGTATCATAGACAATTCTTAAAAAAGGATTTGAACAGTGAAGAACTAATTCAGTTACCTTGGACACTACAGCCTATTGAGAGCAGTGTTCAATTTACGCAAGCATACATATCTATAGCGGATGACAAAGACATTGTTATTCATAGTCCTTACAAAAAAGAATTTGTAAAGACACTAAAGGCCCTAGAATACATGCAGTGGGATAAAGAAAATAAACTTTGGCATACACCCTATGCTGAATTTAGGTTAAAGAAGTTAATAGAAATATCACATCATAGTTATTCAATTGTCAATTACTGTCCTGTTATTGAAGAAATAATGATCCAACTTAAACTATATGAAGAAGTTAAGTATTGGAATCCAACATTGATTGAACGCAATGGTAATTACTATGTTGTTGCATGTAACAAAGTACTGTATGAGAAAATCAAAGACATTGACTTGAATGAAGATCCTGTAACTATTGCAAAATTAGTGCGCTTAGGTATTAAAATTGATGTAGTTGCAGACAAAGTTGCAACGGAATTCAACACACAACTAGAATACCACGATATCAAATATATCATTGAGTCATTACAACGAATAGGTGCTGACTATGTGATACTAAATCAAATGTACGGTGTCAACAAATCTTATATGATGGAAGTTGCTAATCATTTGAAGGCAAATAAAATCAAACATATGATTAGAACTAAAGGCCCAGAATCTTTCAAAGAAGATTTACGACAATATGAAATGCCAGTGAAGTTAAATTTCGGCATGATTAAAGCAGAAGATGGAATAAAATACTTAGGAAAAATAATTGGTTTAACAAATAGTGTACCAATCGAGGTCAAATGAAACAATGTAAACTGATAATTAAAGACGAGGTCAATGTTAAAATCGAAGGCTTAGAGTTAGCCGAACGTAAAGCATTGATGAAGAAATTTGAATATGAAAAGCCCGGAGCACGATATCTGCCGAGTGTCCGGCTAGGTCGTTGGAACGGTAAAATTAGTTTCTTTAGTCTAGGCGGTAGCAGTTTTGTAAATCTACTACCGGAAATTCTTCCTGTACTTGACATGGCAGGATATGATATTGAGTTGGAAGATTTACGTGAATACAGTACAACATTCACCTTTAATCAAATCACAGAAAATACATTCAGTCAATATACTTGGCCAAAAGGTCATACTAAAGAAGGTGAGTCAATAATCTTCCGTGACTATCAAGTAAAGATTGTTAACGATTTTCTAGCAAACCCCCAAGCACTGCAAGAAATTGCAACAGGTGCTGGCAAGACATTGATTACAGCCGCATTAAGTTATAGCGTACAGAATTATGGTCGTAGTATTGTTATTGTCCCTAACAAAAGTCTTGTTGTACAGACCGAAGCAGATTACATCAATCTTGGATTAGATGTTGGTGTGTATTTTGGTGATAGAAAAGAGTTCGGTAAGACACATACAATCTGTACGTGGCAAAGTCTTAACAATATGCTTAAGAAAACAAAAGCAGATGAAGCAGAAGTACCTATTGGTGAGTTCTTAGAAGGTGTAGTATGTGTCATGGTTGACGAGGTTCATATGGCCAAGGCTGATGCACTGAAAGAGTTATTGACTGGGGTAATGAGTAATATTCCGATTCGTTGGGGATTGACTGGTACGATTCCTAAAGCAATATTTGAAGCACAAGCAATTTATGTTAGTCTTGGTAATGTTATCAATAAGCTAAGTGCAAGTGAATTACAGGACCGCGGTGTGTTAGCACAATGTCATGTGAACATCGTGCAGTTACAAGACAAAGTAGAGTTTAGCAATTATCAAAGTGAATTAAAGCATTTGCTAGAAGATACTGTACGCCTAGACAAACTGGCTCAACTGGTATTAAATATCAAAGAATCGGGGAATACACTAGTATTAGTGGACAGGGTAAACGCCGGTAAAGAATTAATTAGCAGATTACCTGATGCTGTGTTTGTTTCGGGTAACACTAATATGATAGAAAGAAAAGAGGAATACGATGAAATTGCAACCAGCACAAACAAAATCATTGTCGCAACCTACGGTGTGGCAGCGGTTGGTATCAACATACCACGAATATTCAACCTTGTTCTTATTGAACCAGGCAAGAGCTTTGTTAGAGTCATCCAAAGTATTGGTAGAGGTATTAGAAAAGCGGATGACAAGGATCACGTTCAAATCTGGGACCTAACCAGTAGCTGTAAGTTTGCCAAAAGACATTTGACTAAACGTAAAGAGTTTTATCGTGAAGCAAATTACCCTTTTGATATGGAGAAGTTGACATACAAGTAAAATTGTGTTACACTACATCATATGAGAATACTAAATTTAGAACACAACGAGTACTACAATCTTGAAACACTTCCTGATGAGGTAGATGATTTACGATTTGCAATATTAGATAATAGCAATCCACAGAATGTTGACTATCATTATATCCCTTTGATCTTTTTAGAGAGTTTCAACAGCCCAGCACTTGTACTACGTATCGGTGATAGAACAGTAAAGATGCCTGTTGATTGGCAGATACTGATCGGTGAACCTGACATGGGTGACTTAGAAACACTTCCACTAACAAGTATTAATGACAGGGGATTTAAAGCATTTGAGTTTAATCCATTGAGTGCATTTAGACCTAGCTTTCAAGATATTGAGATTTTAGATATTTACCATGACGTAACTTGGTATGCACCACGACTAAAGAACGGACAGTTTTTGTGTGTACCAATTGATGATGGGCACAAACCACGCTGTGTTTATTTTGTTAAAGAAGTTAGTAGAAATTGTGAAATAATAGATTACGATCAGGCATTTTAATGGCAACTAAAACTCCAGTTGATGAGAAATTTGAAAAAGTAGACTTTGATTTATTTGATGCACTTGCCGCAATGGATAAGAAAGACTATGGTTATTATGACAAACTGACTGAAGAACAACAGAAGAAGTTTGTTCCATATATGATGACCCATTGGATGAGTGCTATTAAAGCAAATGCAGGACTAAGTTCGTATTACTTAATGAACACTGACTACACTGCAAACAAGCATCTATTCAATGAGTACGTGCAGAAACATCCCAAGCTACAATGGTTGATGCTATGTGCGGCAAGCCCTGGCTTGGGTAAGCAGTTTCATCAATGGATACCTCATCTGTCAGGTAAGATAGCACAATTAAAAGAATCACCTAAAGAAAAAGATATTCGTGATTACTTTACTAAAATATATCCCAAAGCAAGTGGTGCAAATTTATATGCTATCAGTGAAGAATTTGTGGTGTCACAAAAGAAAAAAGTTTATCTAGCAAAAGAATTCCCTCATCTTAAGATAGAAGATATTGAAACACTAGCCGCAATCACCACTGACAAAGATATAGCACAGTATGAAAAAGATCACGGAAACGATTGAGATTAAACATAGTTGTGAATTTTGCAAACGTGAGTTTGTAAAAGAACGCACATTGTTTAGCCATCTATGTGAACAAAAGCAACGCTGGCAAAATCGTGACCAATTGGGTAATAGATTGGGCTTTCAATCTTGGTTACAATTCTATTCTAAGAATAGCATGAGTAAGACTAAGAACAAAACACATGAAGAATTTATTAAGAACGCTTACTACATTCCCTTTGTGAAGTTTGGTAACTATTGTGCAGATGTAAATGTTATTAATGTGAGTAGATATGTTGATTGGTTACTAAAGAACAATATTAAGATTGACAGTTGGATTAGTGATACAACATATACTAGGTTTTTGATAGAATATATACGACATGAAGATCCGTTTGATGCAATACATCGAGGAGTTGAGACATGTATGCGACTATCAGAAGCAGATAGAATTCAACCACATGATATATTGCGATATGGTAATGCAAACAGAATCTGTTTAGAAATTACTAAAGGTAAGATTAGTCCCTGGATGCTTTACTGTAGTGATAGCGGTACTAAATTTTTAGATACATTAAGTCCAGAACAAGTAAAAATCATTATGGATTACATTAATCCAGAACAATGGGCATTGAAATTTCATCGTGAACCAGACCTTAAACAACAAATTAAAGACACCCTTCGTATCGCAGGCTACTAAAGTTCGTCTTCCCTGGAAGAAAGGTGATTCTATAGCCCGATGGGACGAAACCTGTATATGGGCTATGGAACAGTTTGGGTTACCCGGAGACAAATATAGTACTCATCCCACTGAGAATTATATGGATTTTTATTTCCAAGATGAGAAAGACGCTATACATTTCAGTCTCAGGTGGTTATAATAGTGTAATATTTGCTTGACTAAATATTATACTAATGAAGCCCACAATTGCCCTTTTTGTAGCAGATCCAAAATGCTCAGTACAAAGTTCCAATGGAATAATGAGTTCTTTGGGCAATAAGTATAACTTCAAATTATTTTCTAAAAATGCCCTAGAAAAAGACTTCTTTAAAGGAGTTGATATGGTTGCTGTTCCCGGTGGGTTTGGAGACAGCGACAGTTACAAAAAACTATTTCAACATAATGAACAACGAGTGGTTGACTTTGTTAACAATGGTGGCAGATATTTGGGCATATGCATGGGCGCATACTGGGCAGGTTCACACTATTTCTCTTTACTTAAAGACGTAGATGCTGTACAATATCTCAAGCGCCCGGGAACTGATACACGTAGACCACATGCAAAGAACATGCCTATCACTTGGAGAGACGAGCCAATGAAAATGTTCTGGTATGATGGATGTGCATTAGTGGGCGATGACACAAAGTTTGAGACAGTTGCTACTTATAGTAATGGAGATGCAATGGCTATATTTCAAAACAGATTAGGATTGATTGGGTGTCACCCAGAGAGTCAACCATTCTGGTATGAAAGCTATAGCTGGATGAAAGCACATTACCATGATGGCGTACATCACAAACTTCTATTAAATTTTACGAATGAATTAATGCAACGATGAGAGGCTATAATCCGGCAGATGAATCCTTTGAAGAATGGGATCGTGACCGAAAAGCTAGAAGATGGAAGTATTGGGCGGCTGTACGAAAATTGAAGGCTCAATTTGATAGAAAAGATTCTAGCTTACTATTCAATCAATGGATGTTACAAACATTTGGAATTAGAATCATTTACAATAATGAGGGGCATTTAACTGAAAACTATGAAGTTATTGACGAAAAAAAATATCTATTCTTTGTACTAAAATACCTATGACACTAGAAGATGAAATTGTTGAGAGTTTAGCCAGAGAATACTCTGAACAGCTTGCCTTTGATATTACAAAAGACTTGTTGACTGATTCAGGTTGGTACACTATTGAGTTGTCAACGTTGATAAGTAGAGAACAGTCAATTGATATCAAAGATTGGGTATCAGAAAAAGTTAAAGAAGGTTTTGTATCCAGAGGAAAAACATTTATATTCAAGTCTAAAAAAGAAGCTGAATGGTTCAGTCTGCGATGGCAATGATTAAAAAAAGACAAATGACTAATAAGTTATATGGATCTAACGGCGGTTGGGCGGCAATACGTAGTGTGAACTATGCAGGCATAGGATATGCGTATGACATGCCCTATCATCAGATTGATCCTATAATATCACCGAATGAATGGAACAAAATGACTGCTTGGTGTGTATCTGTATTCGGACCCAGTGGCACACCCGGCGCACCCGGTGTATGGACGCCCGGTGATAGATGGTATGCTAACAATGCTAAGTTTTGGTTTAGAGACAAGCCGGATTGCGAATGGTTTTTATTGAGATGGCAATGATTAATTTAGAAGAATGGAAAATGACTGATACGGGTTATGTTCGTACTGTTGAGAGTACGGACATTCTATTGCCATCAGCATTAAGAGCAGACATATACGATTGGTGCTGGGAAAAGAGTATACTTGTAGCATTAGAAGGCACAATGGCGGGCATGGATGTTTGGAGTGTCAAAGATGAGAAACAACGTATGTGGCTTCAATTGAGATGGCAATAACTATTAAACTTAAAAATAGATTAACGGCAAGAGAAGAACAGTGGCTCGCAAAGAATATTGGGCCTAGATTGCATTATATTCATAACAGTATTGGTGGGCAGGGCTGGATAGCAAAACATACATGGGATCCGGGAGTAGTTAATAAACATTGGACTCAGAGTCCAATTAGTAAACATTGGACCCTTACATTAGAAGATGAACGCTATGCTAGTTTCTTTTTAATAAAATTTCCACAATGATAACTGTAACGTTAATAGATAAACAACCCAACGAGGTTATGGAAATAGTACGTGAACTACGTAAAAAAGGATATCTTCAAGGTATTGATTTTGATTTTGAATATCATAAACCCGTTTTTAATGACTGGAGTGGAGATAACGTGTACAATAGATACACTGTTTTCAAATTCTATAAAGAATCACTTGCAACCTGGTTTACACTAAAATATCAATAATGGCTATACAACATATTAACGGGATATTAAGAAAAGTTTCAGTAGGCCAAGAATTTAAAAGTGTAGAAGTTACTGGAAACAAAACATATTATAGAATTTATTATGGAAAAAGAAAAGATTATCCGAATGACCATATCAAATGGTGTCGCAGAAATTTAGGTGAGCGTGGAGTAGGATGGGACTTTACTTTTATATCTAACATGTTGACTATAGAGATATGGGATGATAAATTGAAATTCATGTATGAAATTTGGAAACAATAATGGAACTGACTCAAAAGAAATATCTATATCCTGGATCAAAAACAACATTTTATACTGTTAATTGGGTCCGTAGCATTGAACACACTAACAAAGATATACAGAAATGGTGTAGGAAAACATTCGGCAAACCCGGATACAATGACAAGTTAGAAATGGTTCGTTGGACTGATAATATCAGTGAATCAAATAGCATAACTTTTTTACAAGAATCAGACTTTATGATGTTTCTATTAAGGTGGCAGTAATATGGCAATGGATATAATGATAGATATTGAAAGTTTGAACACAACACCTGATTGTGTTATACTTACAATTGGTGCTGTACGTTTTGATCCTAAAGGTAGTGGGATAGTAGAGAAGTTAGAACTAAGACCTACTATTGAGGATCAAACTGAAATCTACAATCGTAGCATTAACGAGGATACGTTACGTTGGTGGAGTACTCAAAGCGAGGCTGCACAAGAAGAAGCTATGGGAGATTCTGGACGTGAATCATTGTCTGACTGCATGGAGAAACTATATAAGTTTTGTTGGAACCGTCGTGCTGTATGGTCGCACGGTGCACCCTTTGACGTTGTTGTCATGGAGTCAGCACTAAGACAAACATCAACTAGACCTAACCCAATACCCTGGGCTTTCTATACAGTAAGAGATACCCGAACACTATTTGATGTAACCGGAGTAAGTCTTAAAGACGGTGGACATGTGACTACTCACAAAGCGGTAGAAGATGCTGAACGACAAGCTATTGTTGTGCAACAAGCATATATGAAATTAATGAAAGCCGGACTGGTACAACCACGATGAACTTTGATATTG